CAGGGTTCGACGTTCCTAACTGGTTGTTTGTTCTTCGAGAATGCCAGACCTCTTGGTCTTCCATTAAATCGAATAGAGCTTTTAAACACCTTTCCAAATTCCTTGGTGTCCTCGTGACACTAGGAATGTGTGATGCCTCCAACTTGAACTTTTCTATCGCGGGATTTAAATTGTTCGATTCGGAAGTGCTTAAAACACACCTCGAAGCATCTGATGTTATCGATGCTCTCATTGGAACTGTCACCTTCTTTGCTGAAGGCGCCTACGCGTGCTTTCAGACAGGAAGTATCAAGCCTCTCTTTTTGAACGACCATTCCACTATTGAACTTGACGATGAAGTCATTCTCGTCACTTCTTGGTGGGATTTAGTTCAGAATGGCAACCTTGAAGAATTCACCGGTATCACCGAGAATGAATTTGATAGGCGCCTAGAGAGCGTCACCGGTAGACTTCGTGATTTGAATTCTGCTGCTCGAGGATTTGACAAGAAAGTCATTTCCGATAAGCTTCAGCGTTTACTTCACATTCGTAACGAGTATGTTGCGAAGAAGATCAACGGTGGCATCCGAGAAGCACCATTCGGTATCGAAATTTATGGTAAATCTAACCAGGGTAAAACCACGGTTGGCTCCAATATTATTGATGCCCTTTGTGCTAGCGCAGGTCTCCCTACTGGTAATGAATACATTGCCACTATTAAGGCAGACGACAAATTTGCGCCAAACTGGACTTCCGATAAGGTAGTTGCCAAGATCGACGATTTTGGTAACACGAAAATGCAATATTGCGAACGAGCCCCCACGCAGCTTATCATTGATTTGATGAACAACGAGCTTTCTTATGCCAACAAGGCTGAAATTGCTTCAAAAGGAAAATGCTTCTACCAGCCAAAGTTGGTCGTTGTCACAACCAATGTTCTTAATCTACTAGCTGACGAATGTTCCAAATGCCCCTATGCCGTACAGCGCCGTATGCACATCATCATTGACGTGCGTGTGAAAAAGCAGTTCTGCAAAGTGGTTGATGGACAAAACATTGGTCTCGATTCCAAATTGGTTTCCGATTACTACAAAGCAAATGGCCTTGAGCCACCTCTCATTGAGGATTTGTGGGAAATCGATGTCCTTTATTGTGCTGAACCCCAAGATCTCAACTTCCCCGGATCGTATGAGTTCGTTCATCACAACGGAAAGAAGATGCAAAATTGCTCACTCCTCGAAGTGATCGAATATTGTATCATCCAGTTCCAAGAGCACCGTGCCGCTCAAGCTCAAATGCTTAAAAGGCAGGCCAATCGTGGCGCAGGCATCTGCAAGTGTGT